GCCTGCCATAGGTTAAAAACCTACTTTCGCAATCGTCACAGCACCGGATGCCAGAGTTGCGGTATACAGCGTCCTTCCGTCCGCAACGATGTCCCCGGTCGGAGTGACTGCAGAGCCTGCCACCTTGAAGCCTTCGAAGTCATATGCCGGGATGAAATACACCTTTGCGCTGGTAACACCAGATGCAAAGTCAAAAGACTTCACAGGCTCGGCTGCCAGTACATTCCCGGATCCGGAAGACATGACGAAGGTTCCGATCCCATCCGCTTCCAGGGCATTCACTGTGGTTCCTGCCAGTTTCATGATATTTCCATAAAGTGTCAGAAGATCTACCTGAGTTACAGGCACGATGCGATCATAATTGATCATGATTCTTACCTCCTTTTACTTGTAACTTAACTGTGTGGCCCTCTGCATGAAGTAAGTGGAAAACTGCCCATCTCCTGCACCATAGTTCCAGAGGTCTGCTACACCTCTGGAAACGATGCCCGGAGTGATATTCTCCTCAGCTACTCCTGCGTCAACCAAAAAGGCCACTGTTTCCTTTATCCACTCAGTCAAGGTGTTATCCTGGTAGGATCCTGTGATCCCCAGTGCATCCTTGACTGACTTCAGATACTGCATGGGATCACCTCCTTATCAGGTACCGGATTCAGCTTCGGTTTTAGCTGCTTCCTTCTCCTCAATGAGTTCTGCGATTGCAAAGCACACATCAGGAATGAGGACCATGTTAGCCACGGTATCCGCAGATCCTCCAAGGGCCACATAGATGGCCTTAAGTGCATCTACCGTCATATGGATCACCTCCTTATTAACCCTTGATCAGCTTCACGTATCCGGTCGGGTTCAGGACCTTACCGTCAACCACTACCAGGGCCTTATCTACCCACTCGTTCGTCTCTTCATCGAAGTAGCGCCTCATGGTGAAACCGAAGTTTTCATTGATGGCATACTCCTCAGGCTGCCAGTAGATACCGATGACATCGCCTGCCTGTGCAGTATCGAAATCCGGGATGATGTCCTCCTCAACCAGGGAGATCTCCCTTCCGAAGAATCTGCCATTCGGATTCCTGGAGTCTCCATCATTGACAACCAGATCAGCGGTCTGACGGAAGATCGGATTGTTGTTGGAGTCTGCCATGGTCTCCAGATAGGAATCCACAGTAGAGACCGGGAACATAAACTCACCGGATCTGTATCCGAGAGGAAGCTGGCTGAAGAAGTTCTTTCTCCACTTAGTCCAGTTGCCCATGTCAGCAGCGGTCATGGTCACGGTCTTGGTGACTCTGGGATCATTCAGGATACCGAGCATGGAAGCATCACCGGATCCATTGACGATGCCATAGTCCATAGCTTCCAGATAAGCGATGGCAATGACTCTTGTGATCTCAGCTTCAAATGCAGACAGGGTGACGATCCGGGAGAGGAAGGTCTGAGCAATACGGATCTCAGCAGTGTTGTATCCAAAGGATACCTTGCCGAGCTTATCCAGCTTCTGTCTGGGAGATACCGTAGACTCATTGATCCAGCGGAATTTCGCCTGAAGAGCACCAATCGGATACTCAACACCACCCTGCACGGAGATCTTCCGGACCTTGGAGTACAGATTGCCGTATCTCTTGCGGACAGTATTGATGACCTCATTCATGATGGTCAGCGGAATAGCTGCACCGGTGTCTGCTGTAGAGATTGCTTCACCTGCACGATACTCTGCCGGGATCGGTGTACCGGATACAACATAGTTGCGGAATGCTCTTCTGTATTCCATGGATCCGAGCGGATTCTCATCTGCACGGTTCTCTGCAGGCTGGCCCTGTGCAAAGGATGCACGGAAATTTCCGTTTACTTCCTGAGCATCGGTCGGAACCGGATCTCCTGCCTGCGGAGGCTGAGCTGCTCTCTCTTCCTGATCGAGTGCATCCAGTTCCTCACGGATGTCTTCCAGGTCCTCATTGATCTCCTGGATCTGAGCATTGATGCTGCGAACCTCAGCTGCATCCTGGGATGCCTGCGCTCTCTGAACCAGTTCCTGTTTTCTCTTATTAAGTCTCTGCTGTCTTTTCTCAAGAATTTTCTTTCTCATTTGTAGAGTCCTCCATAAAGTTCACTTTTTGCTTTTAACAGTTCCAGCTCACTGTCCAGTGAGTCCTCACCCTGCGATCTGGCACTATCCAGTGCTGATCTGGCATTATCCAATGCCTCTCTGCAGCGTTCGGTGTATATACTTGTCGCTTCGTATGCAGGCCACGTGACTGCACTGATCTCAGCGATGGTATCGAATCTTAAAATGTGCCTTGTCGGATAATCGGTATCGAGATCATCCCATCTCTCTTCCGCAACGGAGAATTTAAAGCTCATCCCGGACAGGTCACCTCTGCTGATGGCTGAATCCAGCTCAGCTGCAGTGGAGTTATGCTCCACATCAATGTCCGCTTCCATATCAAGGCCAGAAGCAGTGGGAGTGAGTCTCATGGTGCTTCTGGGAGTGTTGTTCCTGGATCTTGCCACCGGGATCATTCCCTGGTTGTGATTCACCAGAAGAGGCACATCCTTCAGGTTTGCACCGTCCAGTGCTCCAGGTTCGATGATCTCCCGGAAATAACCGCCTATGTCTGTTGAGGATCCATACACAATCGGTGTCCCTCTCAGCGTCCGGATACCGTCCTCACGGTCTTCCGCTCTGACATCGAACGTGTATGATCTCTGTTCAAGAGTTCTGTTCGGCATCGTTCCCCACCTCCAGCAAAGTCTTTCCGGTCAGAGCAGATGCCTCCGACCATCCTTCAATGTTCTTTACAGTCTCAAGCAGCTGCATGAGCAGTGCTTCGATCCTGCTGAGCGGTTCTCCGAGCGGATTGTCAGCTCCGAGAATGTTCTGCAGAATTGCCTCATTTCTGCTTTCAGGACTTTCAAAATCTGCCATTTATCGCACCTCCTCCGAAAAAATAAGAGCCTGCATCATCTGCAGGCTCTATGGCTCAATCGTAATATTTATTATTTCCTTGCACCGTTTACACTTGATCTGGACTCCTTTTACCACCGCACCCGGACGAATCTTGAACAGCTTCTGTCCGCATTTGCAGCAGTACCACTGAGGATCCGACCTCTGCACTGTAGGCTTATACATTTTCTTTTACCTCATCCACCACATTAACCTGAGCATTCTGCAGGCCTATCTGATAAGCAGCTGCATTGTTAGCATCGATCCAGTTCAGGCTTGTGTACCTCTTGCCCTCCAGTTCCGGAAGTGGTCTCAGGCCGAATGCAGTCCGTTTTTCGTTCTCATACAGTGCTCCGGTGTTAGACAGCAGTGTTACCATCTCAATGGTCTGATCTACGGTCATGAACACCAGGTCCTTGGGATACAGCTTCACCTGATTGCCGTATGATCTCTCACGATCAGTGAAGAGCTTCTTGGTGAACGCCTGACCCATGGAGATGATCAGAGGCTCCAGTGTCTTCTGGTAGAATGCTGCATACTGGCTCTTGTTATAGTCCCCAGTGAGGATCGACAACGGCACTCCCCAGTTTCTCAGAATCTTGTTATCAATGAATCTCAGCGTGTCGGAGTCCACAAGCTCACTCTTGTGCTCCATCGGAATAAATTCCGCTTTCAGGTCTATCGGAAGGAATCCGGACTCTGATCTCTGCAGTTTGCCCTCAAGTTCCCTCAGTGCAGCTTCTGTCTTACCGTCATCCATAAGGGTGTTGTATTTCACGATGCCGTTGATGGCATAGGAAGCATTCATTGCCCTTGCGATTCCCTGGAGCAGATCATGATTCAGCTGCAAGGTCTTCAGTAGAGGCCCGTGATCAGGCTGTCCGGTCTGATCTCCACCCATGTACTCATTGATGGAGTAGTTGAATTTGAAGTGGATGACATCATCGTAAGGAATGGTAGTGCTGTATCCGGATTCAAAGATAAACTGCACAAACAGCCTCTCAGCTGCATCCTCAATGAAATTCACCTGCACTGGCTTGATAGGCCAGAACCTCTCATAGTATCTTCTCCGCCCTCCGGTCTGAGGATCCGTCCAGGTTCTATAGATCCGAATCACGAAT